CCGCATTCCTCGCGTCAATCTGCCCACGGAGCGGCAGATTGCCCAATTCAACGGACTGCTTTGCCGCCTCGGCTGCGCCAGCCTTTTCCGCCGACGTGGGCGTGCGCACAACGGAAGGCGCGGGCGTCGCTTCAAAGTGCTGCGACTGCCCGTTGATGCGGTTCATGTGCGCATCAATGATCTCGTCCGGAACGCCAGCCGCACGCATCGCGGCAACCTGCTGGGCCAACTGCTGCTGCGCCCTCGGGTCCATTCCGTCGATGCTAATCATGGCTCCAGTCGGGCCGTTGCCAGCCGTGAAGCTCTGCGGCGCAGCAGGCGCCCGCGCGGCGCCGCCGATGGGCACCGTGGACCCCGCAACGCCGCCGCTCTTGACCACGCCAATCGGAAGCTGCCCTTCCTGCTCCAAGACCTGAATCGAGGGGTTAGCATCGCCCAAGGTTTTCTGCGAGCCGTCGCGCATGATTGCCACGCGCTGACCTTGTGCATTGATGTAGGTGGATTGCACATTGCCGCCCAGCCCACCGCCACCCAGCGTCTGCGCCAACTTCTGGATATGCGGCGCATAGGCCGGATTCCACTCGGGCGGAGCCGGGATGCCCAACTGCTGCGCCTGCTGGGCGAGCTGCGGATACGCCTGCGGCTTCATGTCGTCGGGCAGCGCGTCGAATGCAGCGGCGTACTGGCCCAGGCGTTGGCGGCCGTCGTCGTCCATCTCGCCAATGTGCTTCTGAGCATCATACGCGGCCGGGCCATCAACCTGAGCGAGCCGCGCAAGCGCGTTCTGCCGCTGGTCAATGGGCGCGCTGTACGCCTTGCCGATCAGTGAGGCGATGCCGCGCTGCTTGCCCTGCTCTGCTCCGGCAAGCCCGGCTTGGTAAATCTCGTATGGATTCATTAGCCCTTACCCGGATTGTTGCCAAGGTACCAACCAGTGCCGCCAGGGTTATTGGTGCGGTTGTTCTGATACCAGTTGCCGAAGGCGTTGGCGCCAGTGGCCGCGAGTCCTGCGTAGTTGTTGCCTTGGTTCATGTAGGCGCTCGTGCGGGCGTTGCCTGCATTGGTGTAGGCGTTGCCGATGTTCGAAGCCGCGCTAGCGCCAAGAGCGCCAAGGCCGCTGCCCGTGGTCTGACCCTGATTCGCTAGGCTTTGCAGTCGGTTGTAGAGCGTGCCGTAATTCTGCGAGGCCAAGCCTTGCCCGAACTTCATCAGGTCCGCGCTATGGCCGCCGCTGTAGAGTCCGCCACGCGCCGCCGCCGAACGATCAAGCGACTGCATCCCCTGGTCGTAGGCAAACTGATAATCCGGTGACTGTTTGAAGCTGGAGAAGTCGCCAGAGTTCAGTGCCTGCATCTGTGAAAGCGCGTTTGAGCCAGCATTTAGCCACGGCAATTGATCCTGTCGGGTCTGGTCGTACTGGCGCTGCTGCTCTGCGATAGACGAATTGCTTGCCGACGACGCCGCTCCGGCTGCACTTTTCGACGCCTTATTGGACGCATAAGCGCCAATCACCGCTCCTGCTACTGCTCCCCACGGCATACGCCACTCCTTAGCTGTAACGCCTAAACACTTCAGCGGCCACGTCCGTGTCCACCGTCCAATTCTTCGGCTCTATGCGCATATCGCGCAGCAACCGATACCGGAGCGCGTCAAACGGCACGTCCGGCAGCAAAAAGGCCCACAACTCGCGCGCCTTGTCCTCGTCCCACAGGTCAGCGAACTTCCACCGCCTGCCATCCGCCACGGCAAGCGCCGCAGGAAGCCCGTCAAGCCCCGGCAAGCCCGCCGCCGCTAGCGATGCCGCGCACGCTTCCGGGTCGCGCTCTATGACCGCCACGGCGCAGTTCTGAGCGCCTAGCCACTTGGGCAGCAGGTATGCGCCCGTGCAGCTAATTCCCCGCCTGCGGCCATCCTGCGGCCACTGCTCGGGCAATGCGTTGAACGGGTCGTGCAGGCACAGCGAGCGATCCGTGGTCAGCCAATTGGCAAGCCAAGTCGTTCCACTGCGCGGCAGGCCAATGACAATGAAGTCAACGGACACAGACAATCATCGTCATGCGGTCGCTGTCGCTGTCATTGGTCACCCAATGCAGGCGCGAGTTGATGAACTCGTAAACCTCGCCAGGATCGGCCCGCAGCTCGCCGTCCTCAAAGCAAAACGCCTGCTGCTGATTGCCCAGCAGTTGCACGGCCACCTTCCGGTAGTGGCGCGCGTGCCAGCCCCCATCAACGTGCGGAGCAACCCGGCCACCGGGAGGAACCTTGGTAATCAGCACGCCGCCAAGCGTTTCCGCCCCGGTCAACCTTTTGACCTTGCGGGCCAGCGACCATGCGGACGGAATCTTCTGGATGACCGGATACCACTCGCTTACGTGCTCGTCGTGGAATCTTGCCCAGTCGCCCGTGTATTCCTCCCACGGCCGGTAACGAACCCAAATATCCGACACCCCGTTGTGGGGAGTACCGTACATTTCCGTCCGCTCCCTGTGGGTATTCCACACTTCAGGGTGCTTTTCGATCTGCTCAACTAGGGGCGAAACGTCGAGAGTTGCGCCCAACCGCCAAATGCTCGGGGACATTAACTGTCCGTGGGCTCGATGACGACTGACGCGGCCAGGAGGTCGGCGCGCACGGGTGAGGTGACGCGCACCTGAAACACCCAATGCTTGCCAATGCCCAAGCGCCGCAGGATGACGGGATGCAGGAAGTCGCCCGCCTCACCTAGTGAGCGGTCTTTCCATGCGCACCAGTTCCGGCCGCCGTCGCGGGAATAGCGGATTTGCACGATGCGGTCGGTCATGAGCCACCCCACGCGGTAAAGGTGGCGGGCAGGTATTGCATCTGCGAGGACAGCAGCCGCAGCCTGACCTTGTTGCTGGTCGCTGCGGTCGTGTCTTGCGCGGTGAACAGCGGGAACATTTGGCCGGTTGGCATCGTTGCGCCGATAGCGCCGCCGCTGGGGTCCGTGACGGGGGTCTGCCCGAAGGCATAAGTGCCGTTGACGTGAACCCACGCATGGCGCGCAGTGAGGTCCACCGCCACGCCAACGATGCTGCCGGTGATGACGTTTGTACCGATGGCACTGCCTGTGAGGCCGCTGGATGGGCGGTTTTGGAAGTCGTGGCCGACCGTGTTGGCGCCCTGGTAGGCGTGGACGGCGAGGTTGGCGGTAGCGTTTGCCAGCCCCACGAAGCCCTCATACGTGGCGTTCTCGGCCAGCACCTCAAACTCGACGTAATAGCGTCCCGTAGTGCGCCCCAACTCGCCGCGCACGCCCAGGTTGGACGTAGGCGATGCAACAATGCCGATGGCTTCCGCGTCACGGTTACTGTTGGTCAGCACCATTGAGCCAGTGGCGTCGTTGATGCGGTCTGCGGCGTTCCAGTAGCCCAACACGGCGGCCGTGTCGTTGAGGCTGGCTGTGTTGCCCTCCGCATCCGTAGCCGTGACGGTCCAGCTATAGCTCCCGCTGGTCGTGAGGGTGCCGGATACCGTGCCGTTCGTTGCCAGCGTGAGGCCAGCGGGGAGCGCGCCCGAGGTCACCGCGAAGGTGATGGGACGCACGCCACCCGTAGCCACGTAGGCTGTAGAGATGACGGTTCCACCGAAGCCATCCGGCACGTCACCCGAAATAGACAGCGGCCCAACAACAGGCTGCGGCAGCGGGACGGATTCTTCATCCAGCCCGGTATCAAACAGGAACTCGATGGAATGAACGATCAGCTTGTTCAGCTCGTCATGCAGCACAGGGCTGGTGCGCGAGCGTTCCATCTCGTCGCCCGCCTCGTCCATGACGGCCCAGTCCAGCAGGTACAGCTTGCCGTTCGTGTAGTCACCGCCATACCAGCGACGACGCCACTTCACCAGTGAGTTCATGCGCCAGAAGTCGATACCCGAGGACTTGCGGCGATGCCATTCGCCCGTCGCAACGTCATAGCCCCAGGTCTTGCCGCCCACCGTGAGGTAATAGACCTTGTGACCGCGATCCTCAAAGGTGAACGCATAGGCTTTGGACGTGTCTGCGCGGCTGAATGCCTGCTCCAGCGCGTGCGTGGAGATGCGTCGGGGCTGGTAGCCCTCCAGCTTGTAGACGCTGCCGTCATGGCCCAGCCAAAAGACCGAGTTGTCCAGCCTGCACGCGGTCCACGGCGAGGCCGCACCCACGTCCATCTCCGTGCCGGGGCGATTGGCCCACGTGCCCGTCGCTGCGCCCGTATTGGCGAAGAACTGCGCCGACTTGTCGCCCAGCACGAACACGTCGCTGCCCGAGGCAATAACCTGCTTGATGTTGTCGGGGAGTTTTTCGGCGACGTTCCGGTCAATCGTGTTGTAGCTGGTCGCGTCGCTCAGGTCCGAATGGAACCAATAGCGGCCGAACGGCTCCACGCCGATGATGTACTGGTCAATGAAGTCCACCGACCGGAAGCCGGGGAAGCCATCATCCGTGATCTGCGTCAGCGTTGCCGTGGTGGTGTCCCACACGTAGCCGGACTGGCCGTTGCCAATGGCAATCTGGTTGCCAGCCGTGATCTGGTTGTGCGCCATCGTGACGCGCTCGGTGCCGGGAATGGTGCCCAGCGCGGTTGCGTCGCCGTCCGTGTCCACGCGGTACAGCGTCGTGCCAACCACCGCGAACAATGCCCCCTCGCAGTCGTGCAGACCGCGCACCGGGGCCGCCGCCATATCTGCGGAGAACGTCACGCAGCCAGGAAGCTCGCGCAGCATCTTGGGCGAGCGCGTGCCGTCCTTCTCGGCGAATACCGGGATGTAGTTGACGCAATCCTGCGCCGACCACGGCAAGGCATCGTCAGCGTAGGCACCGCCAACGATGTTAAAGGGGACTTTGCGGGCCATTAGCGGGTACGCACTCGCAGCGGGGAGCCGCCATACACGCGCATCCGCTCGCTATGGTTCGCACCGTCTGCCAACGCGCGGTAACGGCCCTCCCAAATGGGGGCCTTGCTGTCCATCCCGAGGTACAGCGCCGACTCGTACAGGCAGGCGTACAGGAACAACTCGGGATAGCGGGCAAACGTGGTCGCATCGGCCCACGGGGTCACCGTGACGATGCTGTCCGGCTTGGCGTAGTAGCTGCCATGCACCGTGCCCGTTGCAGTGGGCCAGAATCGCAGCGTGTCGCCGTCCTGAGCGCAATAGCGAGCGTCACCGCCCGATTGGCCGTCAGCCTCCAGCGCCCGCAGACGGTCCAAGGGGACCACATCCAACGGCGCCTTGCCGCTGAAATAGACCTCTTTCAGTTCCAGCAGGTCGGCCGGGAGCGGTGCGGCGTTGGCGGTGACAGTCGCGCTCAGCGCCTCGACCATCGCAGACGCACGCAGGGCGCCGGTCTGGTTGTCGCCGTGATAGACGCGGCCCTCGCCCAGGCCAACCATCAGGTCTAGCGTGGACGTGTTGAACGTGCCGCCCGTGCTGTCATCGCCCTCAATGAGCGTCTGAAGCGCAACGCGGAACGCGTCGTAATTGGTGAATTGCATCATTCGCCCCGCGTCGAAACTTTCAGGGTGTCAACACGGAAGTAGGCCAGCGCAGGGTCGGCCATCATTCGGCGGGCGTGAACGGGGTTCTGGAACCACTCGTTCCACTGGATGCCAGCGGTGTCGCAATACTTCTGGATGAGCCAGCCGGGGTATTCGGCCAGGTGGCGCATATCGCGCTCGCCCGTGATGCCGCACGACTGACGCGCCTTGCACTCCTCCATGACGGCGTTGACGCTGGCCGCGCTCTCGGAATGCACGATGACCTCGCGGCCGTGGTCGTCAAAGTCAATGCGTCCCTTCATCCCATCCTCCAAAAGAAAGAGGGCCCCGAAGGGCCCTCTAATTGCACTGCTATGCCGACTTAGGAGCCGGTCGCCGTCAGATCGCGGATCGCGCCCAGGGCCTTTTCCTCGTTCACCTTGAGGGTGACTTCGGTCAGAATCTGGTAGTTGTCCGCGTCGCCGACCTTCGCCAGATCGGTGGACGAGAACGGGCGCAGCACGCCCAGCTTGCACTGCTCAGCATCGAGCACATAGGCCGTGTTGATGAGGCCAGCGCCCGAGGAGACCATGACGCGGTTCGGAACCACCTTGGTTTCGCCGAAGTCGTGGCCGTAGACCGAGAACGAGGTCTGCAAGCGGACAGCCTTGCTCGACACATCGTTAAAACGGGTCACGTTGCCGGTGAACGAGCTGATCTTCTGCTTGTGCGACGGGGACACCATCAGCACCTCAGCCTTGCCGCCCGAGTTGTAGACCTTGAGGATCAGCGACTTGAGGGTGGCTTCGTCCAGTGCACGCAGGGTGCCAGCGACGGGAGCGGTGTTGGTGGCGATGACCGGGGCAGCCGGGGAGCCAGCGACGCCGAGTTCGTTGTTGGTGGCGCACCAGCCGTACAGGCCACGCATCTGGCGGGCAACCGCAGCCGAACCGGCCACGAACGCGCCGTTGGCAATGGCGGACCACTCAATGTCCTTCTTGAGTTCCACCATCTTCTTGGCCTTCAGGCGGGCCGATTCCTTGTCGCGGCCGTACTTGGCGATGCGATCCGTGGTGCCCGTGACGCTCAGGGTGTCCTGGATGATCTGCGTCTTGTTGCTCAGGCGTTCCGGCTGGGTCTGAGCGGCATAGGTCGCGTCAGCGCCTTCAACCGCGGCATTGCTGGCCGGGCTACGCAGCGCATCACGCTGCCATTCGGGGGAGACGGCATCAACCGACTCGCGGCCGATCATCGAAATGAACGGGGTTTCCTCGGGCGAGACGCGGTAGATTTTGTCATCCACGTCTTCCTTGTTGCCAACGACCGTATAGGTCTGGAGCATATTGGTAGGCATTGCTTAACGTCCTTGTAAGAAGTCTGCGAGCGCATCCACGCTCGGGGATTTGTTGAAGGCGGCTTCACGCTTCGCGCGCTCCGCTACCTTCCCGGTCTGATTCTTGGCAACGGGCTTATCGACCTTTGCCAACTGCGCTTTGGGCTTCATCTGCGCTTTCTGCGCCTGGATTGCGTCATAGGCTTTCGCCTTGTGCAGCACTTCCCAAAAGCCCTTGCTGACGAACGCTTCGCCCGCAATGTCGGGAGTCAGGCCAAAGTCACGGCCATACCCGGCAAGGGTGTTCAGCATGTCGTCATTCCAGCCCGGCAGGGTGTCTCGCAGCGCCTTCTCGGTCGCCTCAGCCTGCTCCGCGATCCGCGCTTGGCGTTTAAGCTGCGCGTCCTGCTGAGCGTTCTGTTGCGCCTGAAATGCGTGTTGAAGCTGTGCCCTACGGTGCTCGTACTGCTCTTTATGCGCGAGGTACACGTCCGAACCCTGCGTGTGCAGAAGTTCGATGCCTGGCGGTTCGCCAAGCTGGGATTGCAGGTAAGTCGCCAACGCCTGGAGCCGCTCTGAAGCCTCCTGCGCCGCCTGTTCCTGCTGCTGGCGGTACTGCGTCGCTTGGGCTCCTCGGCCACCGCCATCGTTTTCTGTGAGTAGTCCGCCCCCTTCTGGCCCATCTCGATGAGTTCGGATTGCTTGAGAACTACATCCTTGCCATTCACCTTGATGGTGAAGGTGGGCTCGTCCTCTTGCTCCTCGTCCTCGTCGGAGTCCTCATCCTCGGGTGCTTCGTCCCCTTCGGCCTCGTCGGATTCCTCGCGCTCGTCCGACTCGTCCGGCGTTTCAGACTTGCCCACCATTGCGTCTGCAATGTCGTCAAGCGTGACTTCGCCTTCGGTCGGCTGGCTCTCGCCGTCACCTACCATGCTCATATCCACTTCCTTGTGTTCTCACAGGCCGTCATGGCCTGCGTTCTTTCACCCTTGCGGGCTAATTCTTGCTGCTAGTTGTAGTTGGCCCACGCTATCCAGCCATCGCACAACTGGCGCACGACTTCGGGCGTCAACTCGCGGCGCATTTCGTGAAATGCCATCGCCGGATCGGCCGGGAGTGGCTGATCGCCACAAAGCGCCACCGCAAGCGCGCGGATGGCCTCGACCTGATCCTCGGTGATGCTGGGTGCTGTCATAGCGCGTGCCTCTTGCCATCGCTGGTAATGGCGTAAATCTCGTCCGACTGGATCACGATGGCGCCGCCAAACAGGCCGCTCCAGACGCTTTCAGGCGCGCCAGGGAAGGCCACGCGGCAGACAGGGTTACCGGCACGCTCTAGGCGGCCCAGCGCGTCCCGTACGCCTGCCCAATCTGCTCGGCGCGGCTCAGCTTGCGGCCCAACTCGGCCTGCGCTAGCAGCCCCGTCCGCATGACCGACTCCAGCACCCTCTTGGCCTTCTCGTGCATCAGCAGGAATTGGTGTAACTGCTCCCGCTCCGTTGGGTCTCTTGCCTCGCGCCATAGTCGGATCGTTTCCTGTTCAATCTGCGCCCACGCCTGCGCGTAGACCTCGTTATCTAGAACTTCCTGCGCACGGTTGCCGCGCAGTACGTCCGCCTCGTGGCTCATCAGGACTCCGTGAAGATGCCGAAACTGGTCGTGCCTGCCTTGCGGATCACGCGGAACGTGCCGGGGCCTGCAATAACCGTGGTCGGACAGACGCCCGTGAGCTGCTTGACCTGGAGGTCATTGCTCGGGGTGTCGATCCAGACAGTGGCGAAGTGGTCAGGCGGAATGCCGTTGGCATCAGCCGTGAAAAGGCCAACCGTCACGCTCGCACCAGCCGCGACGACAATATCGGTGGAGGTCGCGCCGGTCGTGCCGGTCGCGAGAATCGTTGCCTGTGCCATCCGTGGCGTCCTTCGTTAGAGAGGGGGTGCAGCAGGGGCTTCCATGCCCATTCCGTCATCCGCTGACGGCTGCTGCGTGAACAGTTGCGAGAGGGCGGCAGACAGCATCGCCACCTGTTGCTCCAGCGAGTCGATACGCGCGTCCTCGTCGCCGGTCTGCTGGGCCTGAGCCGCCAATTGCTGGTTCTCGGCGTCGGCATGCGCACCCTTCACCGCAGCATCGAACTGCTGCGCGCGGGCGTCGAAGTGGGCGTTGGCCTTCTCTACGTCCGACTTCAGGGCCTGACGCTTGGCATCGAGCTTCACCCCCTCGTTTTCCATCTTGAGGGAGGCGTTTTCCTGCTCAAGCTGCTGGCCCTTCTGCCCCATTTCCTGCATCTGCTGCTGCATCTGCTGGAACTGCTGCGGGTTG